TAGGCGAAGTTGCTACCGGTATTAACGGTGCGCTAGACAGTGCCGCTAAACGTGAAACAGGCATGCTTAGGCGTTTGGCTTCTGGTATGACCAAGATTGGTCGAAAGATTATTTCAATGAACAGCGAGTTTCTTGAAGACGAAGAAATCATACGAATTACCAATGAAAGTTTTGTGGCGATACGCAGAGATGATCTTAAAGGTAACTTTGATTTAGTCGTAGACATTAGTACTGCTGAGGAAGACAACTCTAAAGCGGGCGAGTTAGCAATGATGCTGCAAACCATTGGCCCTAATGGCGATCCTGAGATGACCAACATGATTCTGCGCGACATTGCACTGCTCAGAAAGATGCCAGGACTAGCCAAGAAGATAGAAGAGTTTCAGCCACAGCCTGATCCTGTACAGCAAGAGTTGGCTCAACTTGAGATAGAGCTCAAAAAAGCTGAAATCATGAAAGTTAAGTCTGAGACTGTAGAAAACTTTACTGACGCTGATCTCAACACGGCTAAAGCAAGCACTGAAGCAGCGCAAGGCCGTCAGATGAGTAGCTCGGCAGATAAGACTGATCTCGACTTTATTGAACAAGAGTCTGGTGTCACGCAGGCGCGTGATAAAGAACTGCAAGGGGAACAAGCAAGAGGAAACATGGAATTAGAAGCTCTTAAGCAATCTAACCAAATGGAATTGAATAACGTTACCCAGCTTGATAACTATTTGAAGGGCAAAAAATAATTCAGAAAAGGTTTTTTTCTTAAATTAGAGTCCGCTAAGTAAACCTGTTAACTAACTAGCAATGATGGGAAGAACTAAGCATGAGAGATACGCAGTCAGAAGTAACTGTACAAGACATTCAGATTCAAATGGACGACGCACGAGAGATAATTCGTAGCGCAGATGCATTAGAAAGATTATTTGAGAATCCTGATTTCAAATTGGTTATTAAGCAAGGCTACTTTAAAGAAGAGCCTGCCCGTCTTGTCGAAATGAAAGCCACTCCTGCCATGTCCGGTGAAGCCACCCAAAGCGCCATTATCAAACAGATAGATGGCATTGGCGCTTTACAGCAATACTTTAATGCGCGTTTTTTAACAGGCGAAATGGCTAGAGATGCCATTCGTGATGGCGAGCTACAAATAGATGAAATGGGTGAGGGAGCCTACTGATGGCTGGCGAAGCTGCTGAAACAGAGCAGGATGTTTTCACTTTATCGGATGAAGATTTCGCTAAGCGTGGAGATGAATATCTTGACGCTCCTGAAATTAATAATGAACAAGAAGATGGGCTAGAAGAGCCTGTTACCAGTGATGTAGAAGAGGAAAATGAGGAAGAGGTTGATCCGGAAAATCCGGATATTGAAGAGATTGATCAAGATGCGCCTATTGAAGAGGCAGAGGAAGACGGAGAAAACCCCGACACTACAGATGAAGCAGACTCCGAGGATGCAGGCGAGCAGGATACGAGCGAGACTGATGAACCCACAATTGATTACAAGAAAGAGTACGAAAGCCTCTTAGCCACATTTAAAGCCAACGGCAAAGATATGAAGGTCGACAGCGTCGAAGACGCACGTCGACTGATGCAGATGGGCGCGAACTATAACAAAAAGATGTCCGGCCTAAAGCCAAATCTAAAGCATTTAAAGCTGCTGGAGAAACACCAGCTGCTCAATGAAGATAAATTAAGTTTCTTAATTGACCTTAACGAGGGAAACCCAGAAGCAATCAAAAAGCTGTTAACCGACAGCAAGATTGATCCGATGGACCTGAACCTTGATGAGGATGTTAATTACAAACCGGCCCAGCGCACTGTTGACGACCGAGAAGTTGAATTGGATACCGTCCTTGAAGAGTTACGTGACTCTGAGACGTATGACCAGACTTTGAATATTGTTGGCACTAAGTGGGACGACCAGAGCAAACAGATCGTAGCTGATCAACCACAACTGTTGAAAGTAATAAGCGGTCACATAGCTAGTGGCGTTTATGACTTGATAAGTACTGAGGTAGAAAGGGAACGAATGTTTGGGCGTTTAAGCGGTGTTTCTGACATCGAGGCGTATAGGCAAATAGGCGATGCCATGCAAGAAAATGGTGCATTTGACCACCTGTTCTCAAACGAGAAAGTACCGGTCAAAAGTCCATCAAAAGCGGCAGCTCCAAAACCTATCGTTAACGATGCAAAACGACGAGATAAACGCAGGGCTGCAAGCCCATCCAAACCGGCTGCACCTACGTCGTCAGGCAAAGCGGACTACAACCCGCTTAGTATGTCAGACGAGGAATTTTTGCGGCTAGACCCTAGTCTTATTTAAGGAATAAACGATGTCTATTGAATATAACGACCCCATTGGAGGAACACCCTCCGACATGGGCAGTCAGATTCGTACTGACCACTTTATAAAAACCGCGCTCATCGAGGCTCGAAAGTCACAGTACTTTCTGCCGCTAAGTGGCACAACTAACCTGCCCAAGAACATGGGTAAAAAGATCAAGAAGTATCACTACTTGCCTCTGCTCGACGATGCCAACATCAACGATCAAGGCATTGACGCTGCTGGTGCATCAACTGCAATGAAGATTACCTTCAAGTTTGTGCCCCCTGGAGTAAAAATTGCATCAAACCAGCTCAACGTTTTAACGATTGTTGGTGAAGGCGCTAATGCTGCAGCTGCTGTTACAGCTGCTGAAACTCAAGTACAACTTGAAAGCTTAGTTCAATCATCTGGTTATGCTCTTGTTGCATGGGACACTAACTGGGATACCACTATTGCAGCGTATGTTGCTGCTGGTTGGAAAATCAATGACACAATTCAAACTGGCATTGATGGTGCAATATCTGCAGCGGTTCCTGGCACAGGTAACCTGTACGGCTCTAGCAAAGATGTTGGCGCTATCCCCGGTAAACTCCCAGCTCTGACTGAGAACGGCGGACGTGTTAACCGAGTTGGTTTCAAGAGAGTTGAAGTTGAAGGCTCTATTGAGAAGTTCGGATTCTTTGACGAGTACACCCAAGAGTCTCTGGACTTTGACTCTGATGCTGATCTGCAAACGCACATCAACCGTGAAATGCTTAACGGCGCTTCTGAAATTACTGAAGACGCTCTACAAGTTGATCTGTTGAACTCAGCTGGCGTAGTAAAATACGCGGGCGGTGCTAGCCAGAACTCTGACATCGATGTTAACGACATTGTCACCTATCTTGACCTCATGCGTCTTGGTATCGATCTTGACAACAACCGCACACCTAAGCAGACAAAAGTTGCTACAGGTACACGGCTTGTTGACACTCAAACGATTCCAGCTGGTCGAGTCTTGTTCTGTGGATCTGAGCTTCAGCCTACGCTTGAAGCAATGAACGATCTCCACAGTAATCAGGCTTTCATTGCAGTTCAGCATTACGCAGCTGGAGCAACTGTATTGAACGGCGAGATTGGGATGATTGGCCAATTCAGGATCGTAATTGTTCCTGAAATGCTCAAGTGGGAAGGTGCTGGTTCAAACGCCACCGGTAGTGCAACTAACTACGAAACTAATGGATTGTTTGACGTCTTCCCAATGCTTGTTGTTGGTGAAGGTGCTTTTACAACTATTGGTTTTCAAACCGATGGCAAGACTGTGAAATTTAAGATTAAAAACAGCGAGCCAGGCTCTCCTGAGTCGTATGCCACAGATCCGTATGGTGAGACAGGATTTATGTCCATCAAATGGTACTACGGCACACTCATTGAGCGTTCCGAGCGTATTGGTCTAATCAAGACTGGTGCAACGTTGTAAGACTTTTGATCCCCCTGAAAGGGGGGATCATTCTTTTTTGTTAACGGAGATTTAACCGCAATGTCTGAAGAAGATACTTATCCAGAAGATGACGAGATGTTACCGATTGAGAGTGAACTAGATTCTCTCAAGCAACGGGCAACTCAAATGGGTGTTCCATTTAGTCCGAATATCGGAGTAGATACTTTACGCGAGCGTGTTGCCGCAGCTGTTAAGGGTGAAGAAGCCCCAAAAGAAGCTAGCGCAGTATTCCAAGAGCCTATTCCAGCTACACCAGTTACTGATTTACCTGTGCCGTTTGTTCAAGAAACAGACGCTCAAAGACGAATGCGGCTTAAAAGAGAAGCCAACACATTAGTGCGTGTGCGCGTGGCATGCATGAATCCGAACCGAAGAGACCATGATGGCGAAATATTTACAGCCGGTAATGGTGTAGTCGGTACGTTTAGAAGAATGGTTCCATTCAATGTTGACTGGCATGTTCCAGGCATTATTTTAAACATGATAGAAGATCGTCAGTGCCAAGTTTTTAGCACTGTTACAGGGCCAAAAGGGCAAAAGTCTAGAGTAGGAAAATTAGTTAAAGAATTTAGTGTTGATCGCCTTGATCCTTTAACTACTGCAGAACTAAAAGACTTAGCTCAACGCCAGGCAATGGCTAGTGGCACAGCCGCTTAATAGCTAATAACTAGGGAATAAATAATGGCCGTAGCAATATTAACGACTGACTTAACGACAGGTGCTCTTGATGGTACTGGTGTATTTGACCAATTAATGCGGTCAGTAAAGCCACACATTAAAGCCGAATACGATAGTGGTCGAATCAAGGGTGCTGAATATTCTCAGGTTTACTTGGCAGCTGTAAATAGTGCTATGAGCCAGTCTATTGAATTTTTGTTAAAGCAAGATGCAACTAAAGCTCAAAATGAAATACTAGAGCAACAAAAACTACAACTGGTCGCAGAAACTGCAAGCGCAGTTGCCCAAACAGCACTTTTGACTGAGCAAAAATCATTAGTGTCTAAAGACATTTTGCAGCGGACTCAAGAAACACTCACTGAAGTTGAAAACACTTTAGTAGCGACAGCAGCTAAATGTAAGTTGCAATCAGAGTTTGATTTGATTGTTCAGCAGAAACTAAAAGCAATTCAAGAAACCTCTATTCTTACCCAGAAAGTAGTTACTGAAACGGCGCAAACTAACGGCGCTAGTGTCTCAGCTAATAGCGTTATTGGTTCTCAAGTTGCGCTGTACTCCGCTCAGAAAGACGGCTTTATCCGAGACGCTGAGCAAAAAGCTGCGAAGCTCTTTTTTGATACTTGGAATGTACGCCGAACAACTGACAGCACTGTTGCCGCTACCACGGGTGTAGGTGGCAACAACTTAACGGATGCAGATATCGGAGCTGTAGCTACTAAGCTAAAAACAGGTATTGGCGTCACCTAAAGATTCAGCTTAATTTTTAGTAATTAACGATAATTAAAGGAGCGCACGCTCCTTTTTTATATCCGTAAGGTAACCACATGGGTTGGTTTAGTACAAAAAGAAAACACTACGTAGACACTTCCGTTGTAAGAGTAATAGAAGACGAACAAGTACCTGACTCTACAAAGGTAGCGTTAGTTGAAAGCATTTTTGCTGAAGACACTACAATTATTGAAGCCATAAAAAACCAAGCGCTTAACGGGCCGTATCGTAATTTTGAAAAAATGTATAAATACGCAGAAAGCGGTGCCTACTACTATGGCTTGCCTAACGCTACGTTAATCTCTTCTGATCAAGCTCGGTCGTTAATCGTGCCAGCAATACAGGCAGAGATTAGTCAAACAGGTGTTGTTTTATCCTATTACTTTTTTCGTCCGCTAAATAACATTCACGCTGGGTGGAAACATTTATACGAGAATTTAGGTTACGTTAAATCTACTAATAAAATCACTGGGTTAGCTGCATCTAATAACAATTTAGATTGTTTTTTAATAAAAATGGTTGCTGTACATACAACTGTTGCTGGCCAAGAAGTAGAGCAAGATTCTATTGGCACTTGGGAAGCTTCAGCCGCTTCAGGTCAAACGCCTAGTAGAGGAGCGTTTGCCGATCCTGCCGTAACGTCAGGGTTAATAGCAGAACACGAATTTCGAGTAGGAACAGGAGAGACAGAATCTGTAGAAATACATTACACCTACACTACGCCAGCCGGCAGTGTGATAAACCAGATTCTTGTATTAAATCTATCTGCTTTCGACACTGATCAGGAATATCATCAAGCTAAGTACACTTACACAGTGGGTGCAGTTACCTATACTGGCTACTGGACTTACGATCACTTAACTGGCTCAAACGCAGCTCTTAACGCAGTCTATGAGAATAACTACGTTGCTCCAGGCACTTACTTTCCTATCGCTGTATTTAGGCGTGAAGATCAAAACCAAGCCACTAATGCACTGCAGACCTCACAGCAGTATTTAACAACAGAAAAGCTACTTGACTACATAGGCATAGATTTTAGAGAAACTGCCGATGCAATGCATGCCGATAGTGACATCGATGATATAGACCAAGCTGTTCTTATGATGGCTGTGCCTATTACTTCAACTAACCAAGCTGAACTCCGTTATTTGTTTGACTATTTTTCTGGCGTGCACGACTCGTTACCTGTTGATGCAACAGATGGCAACTCTACTGAGGCACCTAACTTACAGTCTTCGGATCATGGTACGTCTGGAGGGCCTAAAATAAGCTGGGCAATCGACATCCAAGATGCCGATTTCCGTATGACAATAAGCTTTCAAGGCATCACTAAAAGATTGATTACTGGCAACTTCGGTGCAGTTGGTGATTATCAGAATTATGAAGAAGTGTTTGACCCTTTTAACACTCCATTTCGTAATCTAAGTACGGGTAACCCTACTGCTTTCACAGGCGTGGCTTCTAGAAGCCAACGTATATTTAGACATCAGATTAATGCGTTGGTTTATGAAGAAATCACGATTGATTCTCCTCAAGTTAGATATCACATTTATCAAGCTAAAGGCGCTGAAGCAGGCGCTAACGACGGTCGTTGTTTAATCCCAATAGACTACAACATCTCTAATGCTTTGCCTTTTTTAGTAAAAGAAGAGTTGTACTTTAGATCCTGCCATTTTGTTTTTAACTCGCACATCGTGCAGGTAATTAAATGGTATCAAAGAGGCGCTTTTCGTGTCGTGCTGTTAATTGTTGCAGTCATTATGGCGGCGTACGGAAGCGATTTAGGATTCAAACTATGGGTAGCATCAGCTATTGGTGCTTCAGCAATTGTTTGGGTACTAATTAAATTCATCGTTTTATTGGTACTTGAAGGCATGATCATAGGATTTGTCTTTAAAGAAGTGGCTAAAGAAATAGGCGCTGAAAACGCAGCCTGGTTGGCCGTTATTGTTGCAGTTGTTGGTGGCGTCAAAGTGCTTAAAGCAGGTGGCTTAGTCGTTCATAGCACAGCATCAAAATTATTATTTGTTGCTAATGGCTTAGCTAGAGGGTCTGCGCAAGCGTTTGGCATAATGCTTGAAGACTTAATGGACGACTATAAAGAGTGGGAGCTGTTAAGAGATGAAATGGAGGAAGAATTAGAACGAGGGCAAGATTTACTTGGCGCTGACTTAAAGATTAACCCATTTGCGTTTATAGGGGCTACGCCTTTATTTGTCCCCGGAGAAGAGCCACAAGAGTATTTTAATCGCACAATTCACTCTGGAAACGTCGGAGTTGACGCTTTGCAGATAGTTCAGAATTACGTTGCGGTATCGCTTACGCTTCCCACCATAGATGAAACAATTGAGGAATTGTAATGCCGGTTAACAAAAACGCATACATGGGACCACCCCAGGGAATCCTTCGGGAGCCAGACGACGGCTTTACTTTTCGCGATTACTCTCCTCCGGAAATGAACAATCGAGATTACTTAAGAGGGCTTGCTCCTGAAGCAAATGGCATGCTTAACGGCAGTATGTTGGACTCAAATTTTAAGATGGATTACGGCCAAGAAGCTTACGATCCATTTGCCGCTTATGAAAAGCAAGACGCATCTCAGGCTGGCGCTTCTGGGTGGGAAGGCGCGAAAAACTTTATGTTTGGCTCTACAAATGAACAAACAGGTGTCCGTACCCGTAGCGGTTTGCTGCCTATATTAAACACCTTTACCGGTCTTGCGAGTGCCTATTTAGGCATGAAGCAGTATGGCTTGGCGAAAGACTCTTTTAAACAGAACAAGAAAGAGTTTGGCATGAACTATGACGCACAAAGGCAAACAACTAACGCTCAAATGGAAGGCCAAGCTAAAGCAAGATACTCAGCTAACCCTAATTTTTATGAATCTCCTACTGATTATATGGACAAAAATTCAATAGCGGCGCGTACAGCATGAGTCAAATAACGTGGAAAAACGTAGATAGCAAAAGTAACAATGATGCTGCTTATTTGATGCGCGGTGCGCAAACAGCAATAACAGGAGGCTTAGACAGAATAGCCGGTGTTGCTCAAGGCATTGAACAAGGTCGACAAGACGATTACGACCAGATAACAAAAAATAACAATAATGATTTTAAAGACATGCTGTCTAGTTATCGGACTACAACAGAGTTTAATGCAGCTAGGGATTCTGGAGTTTTTGAAGACGCAGCAAGTTCTTACGGTTCTCAATTTGATAGAGAACTAGGACGTACTGGTGTAGCTGATCGTGGTGACGCTTTACGTGACAGATTTACTGCCGATCAAAGTTTTAAAGTAGCTCAGCAAGACTACGGTGACAATCAAGGTGAGCGTGGATTAAGAGGCGTATTAGATCAATTAGCTATTCATCGACAAGGCACAACAGACGCTGACAATCTTGCGTACAACGAGTTGTATAAAGAAAACGAAGCCGAAATTAATAAATTAGGTTTAGGAGCTGATTTAGATAAGCAGTGGAATCAAAGCCTAGTTACAGAACAAGATTTAAGAATAGCTAATCGCAAAAAAGAAGACGATAGGCGAGCGCTAGAAAGCAATGATTTTATGGAAAGAACACAAAGAGCAATTGTAGATGAAACTGGCGTTGATGAAGATGGTCGTCCTGATTGGAACCAAGCTAGAGGACGAATAACGCAATTTCTTTCAGACCCTAACCTGCCTTACATGTCTCAACAAGACAGGCAACAATTAAGAATTAATGTTGATACTCAATTAGCGCAAAATTATGGCATTACTGCAGATCAGTTAAAACAAGCTGAAACAGTTCGCACTAACCAAAACATAACTAGCAAAAACGAGATACAAGAGGCTCAGTATACTTATGACAAGGTTGTAGAAAAGAATCCGGTAGATAAGGAATTTAGTTTTAGTGAGTCTACTAACATGGGAGATGTTCAAGCTTTAGCCACTAAGCAAGGATGGGATGCAACAACTTTCTTAGACTGGGGAACAGACTTAAGATCAGAACTAACAACCATCCGAAAAACTTTCAAAGAAGGAGTAGGCAAAGAGGTCAATGACCAAGTTATCGATAACATCTTTCTTATGGCGTTAGAGACTAGTTCAGTCGCGCCAGTTCCCGAAGGGTCAAGCAAGTTTTCTGCTAGCGATCTGCCTATTGAGGATGTAACTACAGAAATGGAAAGGCTTTTAAAATCTTATGAATCAAACGAAAAAAACAGAGTACTGCAATTAGCCGCTAAAACAGCTTTAGAGACGCAAACAGAAGAGCTTTCTCAAAAGCCGGGAATAGAGTACCAAGACAAATTAGGAGAATTTAGAACTGAGAATCAGGAAATAGAAAAAATTCAAAACGCACGTTCACCTCTTATAGTTCAACCACGTCAAAAAGAATAAGGTAAACGCAGTATGTCTACAAACCTCAAAACGGATATTGTTGGGGCGGCGACTGCGTTCAAGCAGGAATTACTGTCGAGCCTTTCTGCTGTAAAAACAGAAGCTATATCAAGACTTGTTCCTGACTTTGTAAAAGACAGCGTTCCAGTCTTTACTCCTTCTAGTTCTCCTGTTCCAACTGGCGAGTCCCTCCGGACTACTATA